ATGAGGGCAGGGGATGAGCAAGACAAGCGCCACACCGAAAAAAGGTGAGCTGACAACGATTGCTCTGAAGGCCCTTACTCCGGACGATCAGAACGCGAATAAAGGGACTCCTCGTGGGACCGGGATGCTCGAGGAGAGCTTGCGGAAGTTCGGGGCTGGCCGTTCCATCCTTGCCGATAAACATCTGCGAATCATCGCTGGGAACAAAACACTTGAAGGCGCGGCGGCTATTGGGCTTGAGGGCGCACTGGTTGTCCAGAGCGACGGCACGCGGTTGGTCGTCGTTCAACGCACCGACCTCGACCTTGACGATCCGGTGGCCCGTGAGTTGGCTCTCGCTGATAATCGCGTAGGAGAGGTGAATCTAGAGTGGGATGCCGAAGCCTTGCAAGCCCTCCACGCCAGCGGGCAGGACTTGAGCGCGTATTTTCGGGAGGAGGAGTTGGCAGCAATCTTGTCGATTGTGCCAGCCTTTGAACCGGTAAGCGAAGACAATCAACCGAGACTCGATCAAAAAGCGCCGGTGACGTGCCCAGGGTGTGGCCTTGAGTTCATCCCAGACCAGGTAGGAAAGGGCGGTGAGACTCCGACCGTGACGCTCCATTCATCTATGGCGGCCCATGCCTAAGAAGATCGTGACGAAGCCCCGTCCAGGCTCTGCCGCCGCGCGCACCGCCGCCATTGCCGAGAAGAAGGCGGGCTTCCTCAAGAACTATGAGGCGATCGGCACAGTCTCCGGTGCCGCCGCGCAAACCCCGTGCGACCGTCGCCACGTCTACGACTGGCTGGAAGATGATCCGGCCTTCGCCGAGGCGTTCGGGCATAGCCGGGAGCGAGCCGTTGACCTCGCTGAGCAGGAGCTTCGTCGCCGTGGAGTAGCAGGCTACGATAAGCCAGTCTTCCAGGGTGGGAAGCGCGTTGGGACGATCCGAGAATACTCCGATGCCTGCTTGATCTTCTACCTCAAGGGGCGACGGCGGGATGTGTTCGGGGACCGACAGGAACTGAGCGGACCAAAGGGTGGACCGATTGAGACGAAGCAGCAGGTTGACCTGAGCGGGCTCAGTGGAGCGGAGTTGAAACAGTTGCGAACGATCCTCACAAAGGCGAAGAAGGCTGAATGACGACGGCGATGCTTGACCAGGTTCCGGCGCTGGATGACGTTGACGCGGAACTGGCGCGGCGGAGTCTGCTCGACTTTACGACGTTCACATACCCTAACTATCGCCCTAACTGGCACCATATCGCACTATGCCAAGCACTTGACCGATTCATCGCAGGCGAGACGCGCTTCTTGATGATCTTCCTTCCAGCTCAGAACGGCAAGTCGGAATTAGTGTCACGGCGGTTGCCCTCTTACCTCCTGGGTAGTGATCCTGATGCGCGGATTATTGCCTGCTCCTACAGTGCAGACCTTGCGAGCGCCATGAACCGGGACGTTCAGCGCATCATGGAAAGCGAACGGTATCGGATGGTGTTTCCTCACACGCAGATTCCCGGTGAGAATACTCGGACGCTTGCAGGCCGCCCTTTGCGGAATAACGACATTTTCGAGATCGTCGGGCGCCGGGGCTATTACAAGTGCGCGGGTGTGGGCGGCAGCATCACTGGCCGCTCGGCTGACGTGGCGATCATTGATGACCCGATCAAGAACCGTGCGGAAGCTGAATCGCAGACATATCGTGATGGTTTGTGGGAGTGGTACGGATCAACGCTCCGCCAGCGATTGACCAGCGAGGCGGGGCGCGTGCTGCTCTGTATGACACGGTGGCATGAAGATGACCTCGCGGGGCGACTGATCGAAGCCATGAAGCAGCCTGATGCTGATCGATGGGAGGTTGTGCGCTTCCCGGCGATTGCCGAAGAACCGCGCCACCTCGATGATCCTCGCGAGATCGGTGAAGCGCTCTGGCCGGAACGCTATCCGCTCAGCGAGTTGGCGGCTCGGCGTGTCGTCTCTGGCTCATACGAATGGGCCGGGATGTATCAACAGCGCCCAGCACCAACGGAAGGAGGACTGATCAAGCGCCACTGGTGGAAGTTCTACTCTGTGCGCCCGGAGCGTTTTGATGATGTCCTGCAATCCTGGGATTGCACCTTTAAGGCCACAGCGGATACGGACTTTGTGTCCGGCCATGTCTGGGGGAGAATCGGAGCAGATTGCTATCTCCTTGATCGCGTTCATGATCGGCTCACATTTACGCAGACCATCGCAGCGGTTCGATCTCTCTCAGCCAAGTGGCCGCAAGCGGCAGCAAAACTCGTTGAAGATACAGCCAACGGACCTGCGGTGATCGATACATTATCGCGGGAGATTCCGGGGTTGATTGCCGTTAAGCCAGACGGCGGAAAGGTCGCGCGGATGCAAGCCGTGAGTCCGACCATCGAAGCGGGTAACGCCTACTTGCCAGATGCATCGATAGCTCCATGGGTGCAAGAGGTGATCGAGGAAGCCGCTGTCTTCCCGAACGGAGCGTACGATGATGATTGTGACGCAATGAGTCAGGCGCTTCGGAGGCTGATGTCTCCTCCGGTTCCTGCCCCGGCTGGTGCCACGCTCCAGACTCAACAGCGTCCGTCTGAATCGTACCACGCAGCACGGAGAAGCCGATGGCAATAGTCGAGACGATCCTCAAGGCTGTAGGCCTCCAGCGATTCACTGAAGCCATCCCTTCTCCACTCGGCACCTCCATTGATCCCGATGAGCATCTGTATCGTAGCCTAACGCAATCCAGCCGCGACGTGTCGCCGGTTACGCAAGACCGCGTGCTTCAGCTTGCCGGGTATCTGTTTGAGACCAACCCGCTCGCGCGGCGCATCTGTGAGCTGACGAAAGATTTTGTCGTCGGCGATGGATTCACGGTGTCGTCACCGGTCCCGGAGATCGATGATGTTCTCTCGGCCATGTGGAACGATCCGATTACAAACCTCGCGCAGACACAGCACCTGAAGGCGCTCGAAGTTGGCTTGATGGGCGAGCAAGTATGGCCGGTCTTCGTGAACGAGGTCACCGGACATGTCCGTCTCGGTGTCATCGATCCGCTGAACATCGAGCGTGTCTTGCATGATCCCGACAATGCCGCGATCCCCATCGGCGTGCAGATGAAGAAGAGCCTCACGACGCAACCGATTACCTATCGGATCATCTACTCCCAGCCGGACAGTGAATTGTTCAGCGAGGCAACACAATCCCTCCGCGAGGGCATGATGGGCGGCGAGTGCTTCTACTTTACCGTCAACAAGCTCACCGGCTGCACCAGGGGCCGCTCAGACCTGCTCAGCCTCATTGACTGGCTCGACGGCTATGACCGCTATTTGTTCGACACGATGGAGCGCTCAGGGCTGATTAACGCCTTTGTGTGGGACGTGACGCTGACGGGGGCAAAAGAACCGGCGATCAATGAGTGGCTGGCGAAGAACAGTGCACCTCCGAAGCCCGGTACAGTCAGGGCGCACAACGAGGGGGAGAAGTGGACCGCTGAGACACCGGATCTCAAACACGCCGACACCGAGACCGGCTCGCGAATTCTCAAAAACCACATCTTGGGTGGTGCAGGCATCCCGTCTCACTGGCTCAGTGATGGTGGAGATGCCAACCTAGCGACCGCAACCGAGATGGGCACGCCTGCTTATCGTCGATTGACGACCCGTCAGACGTTCGTCAAAGAGATGTTCGCACAGGTCTGCGAGTATCAGATTACCAAAGCGATCGAGCCAGCTCCTGGCAAGCGTGGGCCGTTGGCAGGATTCGAGACGGTGACAATTGAGGGGAACAAGGAGCCGATCCCCGCAACTGAGGCGTTTACGATCCAAGCTTCTGCGGTCTCAAACAAAGACCTCCAGCGGGCCGCGACTGTCCTGCTCACGACATCCCAAGCCGTCAACCTCGCGGTGATGAATAAACTCATGAAGCCGGAGACCGCCGTCAATCTGTTGGCCGTAGCAGCGAATGATCTAGGAGTCGACGTAAACCCTCAAGAGGAGCTGGCACCGGATGCGGAGACCAAAGGGCTGTCAGAGAGCGAAGTGCAGCGCCTGTACCGCGAGATCAAAGAGCACGTGTCGAAGCTCGCTGAGGCCACACGATGACGCAGTTGCTCGAAGCGGTCAGTGCTGTCAAGAAGCGGGCCTTCGTCAAGAAGATGCAGGAACTACTGGACAAGCGCGACCGCATGGCGACGACCGCCGTGCATCGCGCGTGGGGCTTGTTGGAGGACTTACGGAAATCCGTTGCACTGGAGCTTACCTCAGCCTCCGGGTTCGATGCCTTTCAATTGCCGCGATTGCGGACGGCACTTGACCAGTTGGGCAAGGATTTCGCCGCACAGTATCAAGCCGACCTGGCTGGCAGGATTGACGCAGCCTGGGCGCTAGGGTCTGACGCCATACAGCAGGGGATGCAGGCTGCCGAGATGGGTGCCGCTCCCTTCATCCTCGACACCAAGCAACTCCAGATTGCGCAAGGGTTGAGCGCCGATCTGGTGACGAAGCTCTCTGCTGAGACCGTGGCGAAGATCAGCACCGAGATCAGCCGGGGCATGTTGGGCGGACAGACGATGTTCGAGACCATGCGCGGGGTGACGGACCTGCTGGGGTCAAAGGCGGCTGTCGGTGCGAAGGGGAGCATGAAGTTTGTCGCGGATGGTATTGCGTACCGTGCGGAGATGATCAGCCGGACGGAGATGCTGCGCGCCTATAACCTGGCGAACTACAGCCGGTCACAGGACGCGGTACAGGCAGGGGTTGAGTACCATGAATGGGTGACAGCAGGCGATGGGCGCGTTAGGCAGAGTCACGCTGACCTGAACGGAAAGATCGTCAAGGTCGGTGAGGAGTTCGCACCGGGGCTACGGTTTCCGGTTGATCCGATGGCCGATGCAGACCAGAGCGTGAATTGCCGTTGTAGGGTAGTGCCCGCGTTCGGACCTGAAGGCTAAAACCTAACCCCGCAGAGAGCGCCACTGAGCGCCGTTGGGAGCAATCCTGACGGCGCTTTTGTTTTGCATGGAGGTGAGATGGAAACAAAGACAATCGATGGGAAAGAGTACCCCAAAGAGGCGTTCCTGTACACGCCTGAAGGCCCCTCAACGTGGGTCCTCAGAACGTGGGCCTCGCCTGATGACAAGGTGACAAAAGCGCAACTTGGTGCTGCCGCGGCTGCACTCTCACCGGGTGGCTTTCGAGGCCAGCAGGCCGACATCCCTTCCGATGATCTGAAAGCCGTCAAGGCGAAGCTTGTCAAGCTCTACAAATCGCTTGAGGTTGAAGAAGCCGATATTCCAGCGCACATCCTCAAGGAGTCGGCGCACCCTGAAGAGGTTGGCCGATGGTACGGCCAGTATCGGCAACGCTTAACCGAAGCGGGAGCAGCGCATACCAAAGCTGAACTGGACCTGATCGATGAGCTGATGGACGGACACGACGCCATGAAGGGCAAACTTCAGACCTTGCGCCGAAGTCCGAAGGAGCGCCCGGAGGTATCAGCAATGAAGCGAGCATACAACGGGAAGATGCAGGAGATGATGGCGTCGCCGGACTCCATGGAAGGCAAGATGAGCAAAGTCCGGGATGCGTACTACGCGCTCAAGCCGCAGAGCAATCTTCAACCAACCGTGACCGACAATGGCTACGTGGAAGAGACTCATGAGGATCACCTAATTGTGACCAAGGGCAATGAGTGTTACCGCATCCCCTATACCGAGTCAGACGGACAGATTATCTTCGGCGAGCCGGTTAAGGTTGAGCAGAAGGTGACGTATAAGCCGATGCAAGAGTCTGTGACCAGTGGGGCGGAAGGTGCGCACCTGCTCGAATCAAAATCCAACGACGGCAGCGAATGGATGGTTCGACTCATTGCGCCGGGATGGTCAAAGAACCGTAGCGCCGCGCTCAAGCTGCCTCGCTACTATCCGGAAAGCACGCTCAAGGAAGCCGCTCCGCGCTTCGAGGGGGTCCGCGCCTTCGCACACAACAGCGGGCCGCATGTGAGCGACCCCTCGCAGCGCCGGGCTCAGGATGTGGTGGGCTGGTTCTCCGCGCCGTCCTACGACAAGGGCATCTGTGCGACGTTTACCTGTATAGACCAACCACTCAGAACGAAACTCAAGGAAGCCTGGGACAAGGGCAAGCGCGACCTGCTCGGGTTCAGTATTGACGCGCCTGGACGTGAAGAGCCCCGTCTAGTCGAGGGCCGGAGGGCGGCCTGGGTAGCGGATATCCAGACCCCCTATTCAACCGATGTGGTGACCGACCCCGCAGCGGGCGGGGAACTCATGCGCCTCGTGGCGTCAGCCGACGGGCCGCAAAAGGAGGATGACGGAATGGACCGATTGCTCGAAATGATTCGCAAGATCAACCCTGTATTGGTAGCGAGTCCACCGGATGGTGGATGGACTGAGGAGAAACTGGAGACCGTGCTCAGAGAGGCCATGGCCGCAAAGCCTGAACCGAAGCCGGAGCCTATCGTTGACGTGAAGCGATTGACCGAGGCTGAGGACCGCATCGCCAAGATGGAGCAGCGCGAAGCGATATTGACCGCGAAGCAGCATATCCGCGAAAGCCTTGCCGTCCATGCCATTGCCAGCTATCCCAAGGCAAAGACTGCCGTTGAGGCTCGCTTGCTGGAGGGCGCGGAGAATGGCAAGACCTACACCGATGAGCAGATCAAGGCTGTGGCTGATGAGCAGGTGACGATCCTCGCAGAAGCCTCGCAGAGCGGCAAGGTCTCTGGTCTTGGTGGGGTGGCAACCGTCACGCAAGATGAGCGCGAGAAGATGGTGATTCACGCGATGGACGGACTGTTCGAGGGCCAGAATATGAACAGCGTCCCGCGC